CTGCACTATGTATAAGACAAGGTAATACAGTTTTTGAAATTAAGACTTTCAAATCGATGGATTTAATGCAATTATGCGGTGCAGTTAAAAATTTATACGATGATTGCACAGCAATAGAACAACCACAAGAAATACTGATCGATGTTATTGGTCTTGGTAGTGGTGTAGTGGATAGGTTAGCTGAACAAAATTTACCAGTAAGAGGTGTCAATGTAGCGGAAGCACCAGCTACTAGAAAAAATTATTTAAATCTCAGAGCAGAGCTTTGGTTTGCAATAAAAGATTGGCTGGTGCAGCGTGATTGCAGACTTCCTAATGATGATGAGCTTGTCTCTGAATTGGCTGCACCCATTTACAAATATACATCAACTGGAAAAATAAAAATAGAGTCAAAAGACGAAATGAAAAAAAGAGGAATAAAATCACCCGACAAAGCAGATGCACTTGCATTAACGATGGCAAGTTCGGCTGCAAGTTTTAGTGGAGGAGAGAACTTTTTAGGGTATAATTTTAAAAAACCATTGACATCCAGAATAATACGAGTGGGTTAATTTATGAAAAAAAACAAAGAAGAAATAATTGAAGAGTTAGAACAACAAGAAGAACTCAACATGGAAGAATTACAGGGCGTTTTAAAATCCGAAATGGATGACGCAAAAGATTTTATAGACCAAATAGACGAAGAGAGAGCAGATGCTACCGACTATTACCTTGGTAACTCACCAGACGCACAAAGCTCTATGCAATCAGAATTTATATCAACAGATGTAAGAGATAGTGTTTTATTTATGTTGCCATCAATCATGCGAACATTTTTTGGTACAAATAAAATTGTAGAATTTATACCTAGCGGCCCTGAAGATGTAGAAATCGCTAAACAACAAACAGATTATATAAATTATATAATTCAACAAAAAAATCCTGGCTTCAAAGTAATGTATGACGCCTTCAAAGATGCGTTAATTAGAAAGACTGGTTTTGTAAAAGCCTATTGGGATGACAGCATTACATCTTCAACACATGAATATACAGGCATTACACCTGAATCTTATCAAGCATTAATTTTTGATCCAAATGTAGAGGTGATTGAAGAAAAAGTAGAAATGCAAAGTATGACACTTTTGGATCAAGAAACGGGTGAAGAAATTACGCAAGAAATTCCTGCTAGTTACGATATAAAAATTAGAAGAATAAAAGCTAAAGACCAAGTTGTTATTGAAGCAGTACCAACAGAAGAAGTTTTAATTTCAAGACACGCAAGAGATTTACACTCAGCACCTTATGTTGCTCACAGAATGATTAAAACTGTAAGTGACTTGGTTGCTATGGGTTACAACAAACAAGATATGGAACAATATGCTGGTTCTGGTAGTCAAGTAGATGCTGAATCTTATGACTTAGAACAAGCAAGAAATCCGTATGCAGATTTTACTGGTGTTGATCGAGCAGACAACAGCAGCAAAAATGTACTTTATATAGAACACTTTGTTTTCTATGATTTAGATGGCGATGGCATAGATGAAAGGATTAGAGTATGCACAGTAGGGAATGGATTAAACATTGTTAATACAACTCCCTGGGATGATTTACCTATTACACTCTTCTGTCCCGATCCAGAACCGCATACCTCCATCGGTTCGTGTCCTGCTGATTACTTGATGCCTATTCAAGCAGCTAAATCTCAAATTATGAGAGATACCCTTGATAGTTTAGGTCACGCCATCTTCCCGCGAATGGGAATAGTTGAAGGACAAGTCAACATTGACGATGTTCTTAATACTGATATTGGACAACCAATAAGAATGAGAGCACCAGGAATGGTTCAGCCTTTCTCTGTGCCTTTTGTTGGTAAAGAAGCCTTCCCAGTATTATCTTATCTTGACGAAGCAAAGGAGAACCGCACAGGCGTTTCTAAGGCTTCCGCAGGACTAAACGCAGAAGCATTACAATCTACAACTTCCGCAGCAGTATCAGCAACTATGTCTGGTGCTCAAGGAAGAGTAGAACTTATTTGCAGACACTTTGCAGATGGAATGAAAGATTTATTTAAACTTGTAAACTCACTTGTAATTAAACATCAAGAAAATCAAGACATGATGAGATTAAACAATGAGTTCATACCTATTGATCCTAGATATTGGGATTCAGATAAAGATATGGTTGTTAATGTTGGTATTTCTAAAAATTCTGATGAAGAAAAATTCCAAGTGCTTACTGCCCTAACACAAAAACAAGAACAAATCATGCAAACATTAGGCCCAAATAATCCTTTGGTTAATATGCAACAGTACGCAAACACATTAACTAAAATGATTGAGATGGCTGGATTTAAAGATGCACAATCATTTATAAATACTCAAGTACCACCAATGCCTCCGCAACCACAAGAACCAGCCAAACCTTCACCTGAAGAAATGTTGGCTCAAGCTGAAGCTATGAAGGCACAAAACTTAGCACAAAAAGCAATCATTGATGCTGAAACAGACAGAATGAAAATCATTATGGATGATGACAGACAAAGAGATGAGCATGAGGCTACACTAAAACTTAAGATTGCTGAACTACAAGCTAAGTATGGTGCACAAGTTAATGTTGCTGAAATTAATGCAATAATGGAAAGAGATAGAGAAGCAATGAGACAAATTGCAAAAGCTCAATCTCAAGGAATGTTTACCAATGGAAGCGGTCAGCCCAACAGCTAAAATTTATGAACTAGAGTTTCTTGAGGGAGACTATGTTTATATTGGTTCTGACATAGTTGCAGAAAGTTTAGAAGAAGCAAAATCAGTAGCAATATTTTTTTTAAAAATACCAGAAGATGCAGAGTTGATATCTTCTAAAGTAAAATACATGAATTAATTATGGCTTTAACTTATAGAGGAGAAAGGTTCGCTGGTTATAATAAACCTAAAAGAACACCAAATCATAAAACTAAGTCACATGCAGTTTTAGCAAAAGTTGGTGATACAATAAAGTTAATACGCTTTGGTCAACAAGGCGTAAAGGGTGCTGGTAAAAACCCTAAGTCTGCAAAAGATAAGGCTAGAAAAAAATCTTATTATGCAAGACACAATGCACAGAACAGTAATCCAAGTAAATTAAGTGCAAGATACTGGAGTCACAAAGTAAAATGGTAAGGAGATAATATGTCATTATATAGAAATATAAATAAACGAAAGAAAGCTGGAACAAGCAGAAGCAAAAAGAAATCTACTATTTCACCAAAAGCCTATGCAAATATGAAAGCTGGATTTCCAAAAAAGAAAAAAACTAAAAAGAAAAAATAAGGAGATAATTATGCCAGGATACGGATACGGAAAACCAATGAAGCCTAAAAAGAAAAAAACTAAAAAGAAAAAAGGCGGTAAAAAATAATGCAAAAAAAAGTAACAGTAAAAGGCGTTAATGTTTCTTCTTTAAATAAAAGACAACAAAACGCTATGAAAAATCATGCTAAACATCATACAAAAAAACATATTGCTATGATGGTAACTGCTATAAAAAAAGGTGCAACTTTTGGACAGTCACATACAAAAGCTATGAAAAAAGTTGGTAAGTAATTAGTTTAATGATTGAAAAACTAATACAACCAGTATCTAAAATACTGGATAAGTTTATTCCTGATGCTGATATAAAACAAAAGATAGCACATGAAATAGCTACCATGTCGGAAAAGCATATTCACGAAATTGCTAAAGCACAAATAGAAGTAAACAAAGAAGAAGCTAAAGGTAATTGGTTTCAATCATCTTGGCGACCAGCTACAGCTTGGGTATGTGTATTTGGTTTTGCTATAAATTTCTTATTAAGTCCATTACTAGCACCATTTGGAATAGATATACCACAAGCAGATACTTCCACAATGCTACCTGTTCTTATGGGTATGCTTGGTCTTGGAGGTTTACGATCATTTGAACGGGTAAAAGGCGTTGAAAAATAATGAGCAAGTTGGCAAAAGTTGATGATAAATCTTCTTTAAACATATCTCTTGCTTATTTAGCTCAAATCATAGTTCTTATCTCTGTTGTTGTTTGGGGTTATGCCAACATTAATGAAAGAATAGATTACAACTTACAAGAAACAAAAAAAATTAGGGGTAATCAAAATAACTATGTATTCCCCGATATCAGAACTTTAGAACAACAGGTGATACAATTAGAAAAAGAGGTTTTAATCCTAGAAACTGAAATAGAATTTTATAAAAAAGAAATGGAGAAAGAAGAATAATTAATATGTCTTGGTTAAACTTTAAAGAAGAAGAGTTTTCTTGCCAACATTGTGGTAAAAATGATATTTCACACGAACTAATAAATAAGTTACAATCACTAAGAACAGAGTTAGGATTTCCTTTTATTATAAGTTCTGGGTATAGATGCAAAGATCACCCAATAGAAGCCAAAAAGAAAAATCCAGGCACTCATACAAAAGGTATAGCTGCTGATATATTTGTAAGAGGAAACAAAGCATTACAAATAGTATCAAACGCAACAAAACATGGATTTACTGGTATTGGTGTAAATCAGAAAGGAAGTTCTAGGTTTATTCATTTAGATATTTCAGATGGAGATTCAAATAGACCAAGACCGCATATATGGAGTTATTGATGGACAACCCGATTTTATTTTGGAACGCAATTATAACGCTTGTATATGTTCCTATGGTTTACAGCATCAGAGCAAATGCATCACATATACAAAGAGTAGAAATATTATTAAACAAAACAAGAGAAGAAATACCAACACGCTATGCAACCAAACAAGACTTACATTTGGATATGCAAAGAATATTTGATAGACTAGATAAATTAGACGAAAAAATAGATAAATTAATTAGTCAGTAATGCCAACTCAAGAAGAGATACTACACTCAAACGAAGCAGAGTTAATTCTTAATTCTGTAACATTCAAAGACGCAATCGAAGAACTTAAAAATGAATATATAAATTTATGGCTAACATCTAAAGAAGATGATATACATAAAAGAGAAAGTTTACACAAAGCTATTAAGCTATTACCCGAAGTTGAAAAACATCTACGCATAATTGTAGAAAGAGGGAAGATTACAAAAGCTCAATTAAATAGGCTACACAAAGTTGTGTAAACACTAAGTATTATAGTAAAATAATACTTTACATTTTAAGGATATATTATGGCCAACAACGCAAAGCCGATTGGTTTACAGACAAACTTAGAAAAGACAGAACAATCTTTTGAAAGTTTTTTGACTCCAATGGAACAACCAGAAAACGAAATAGAAGAAGAGGCAACAGAAGAGATTGTCAACGAGGATGAAATTATCGAAGATGATGAAGTTCTTGATGATGATGTCGAAGAAGTTGCAGAAGAACTCCAAGAAGATCAAGTAGAAGAAGAGGAGTCCGAGCAACCACAGCTATATACAATTAAAGTAGATGGCACAGAACAAGAGGTCACGCTTGAAGAACTCCAAAACGGATACAGTCGCCAAAGAGATTATACGAGAAAAACTCAAGAGTTAGCTGAACAGCGAAAAGCTATTGAAGCTCAACAACAAGAGGTTTCTCAAAAAGACGAAATTTATTCTCAGTTGTTGCCGAAGATGGAAGCAACTTTGAAGGGCGAGTTAGATAACGAGCCAGATTGGAACGCACTTTACGAAGCCGATCCTATTGCTTATGTCCGTGAAAAGGATGTATGGAATGAGAAGAAGCAAAAGTTAAAGGCTATACAAGATGAGGCAACTAGACTTCAAGAAGAAGCTAATGCTAAACAAAGGAAAGAACTAGAAGAGTTCGTTCAGTATGGCAACAAACAATTACTTCAACTAATTCCTGAATGGCAAGATAACGAAATTGCATCAAAAGAAAAGATGGAAATTCGTAACTATGGTGTTAATGTTTTAGGGTATACCCCTCAAGAGATGGACAGCGTTTATGATTACCGAGTTTTACTTGGTTTAAGAAATGGCTGGTTACATCACAAAACATTAAAGGCAACAAAAGTGAAACCAACTGAAAAGAAAGCGGCTGCTCGTTCCGCAAGACCTGGCACTTCAAATGTTCCCAAAAGCACAACTCCTGTGAAAAAAGCTCGTCAAAAATTAGCTAAATCTGGCAAGGTGCAAGATGCAGCTAAAGTATTTGAACAATTAATATAAACTTTTTAACATAGGAAAATATCATGGCAAAAGTAACTAACGCATTTGATACATATTCTGCGACTGCTGATAGAGAACAACTAAGTGATGTTATTTATAACATTTCTCCTCAACAGACTCCGTTTATGTCATCAATAGGAAAAAACACAATCAAGAATGTAGTTTTTGATTGGCAAACAGAATCATTACCTACACCAAGTGGCTCAGGTCAATTGGAAGGTTTTGAGCTTTCAAGAAGTGCCTCAACAGCAACTTCAAGAATTAGTAATGTTGCAATGATCTCATCAAGAGACGCAACTGTAACTGGTTCACAGGAAGCATCAGATCCAGCAGGTAAAAATTCAGAAATGGCTCACCAATTAGCTATCATGTCAAAAGCATTAAAAAGAGATATGGAAACTGCTCTTTGTCAAAAAGGTGCTAAGACAACTGGTAATGCTACAACTGCTAGGGTAACTGGTGGTTTCGAATCTTGGATGACATCTAATGTCTCAAGAGGAACAGGTGGTTCAGGTTCAGGTGGTGGATCTGCTCCAACAGACGGAACTCAAAGACCTTTAACTGAAGCTCTATTAAAAACAGTATTACAATCTTGTTTCTCAAATGGTGGAGAGCCTTCAATGGCAATCTGTGGCCCTGTAAACAAGCAAGTAATTTCTGGTTTCACAGGTAGATCACAAGCTAGACAGTTTGTTGATGCAAACACAGTAGAAGCATCTGTTTCTATTTATGCATCAGATTTTGGCGAACTCAAAATCGTACCATCTAACCTAAGCAGAGAAAGATCACTACTATTAGTTGATCCTGAATTTGCTAAAGTATCTTATCTAAGAGATTTCAAAACAGTTGATATCTCAACAATAGGGGATGCTGAAACAAAAATGATCGTAGTTGAATATGGTTTAGAAATGAGCAACGAAGCTGCTCACGGAATCGTAGCTGACTTAAACGCATCATAAGTTAGATTAACTTGGGGTGGGATTATTCCCACCCATTTTTAATATGACAACCAAAAGAACAGTCACAGATCACAAAACTGGTTACAAGTCTGAATTTGTAACTGAAGATGATAAACTGGTTTATCACACAACCCAGAATGTCGAACCCGTCATTGACCATGTCAAGAAACTAAGAGACAATACACTTAAGCCTGGAAAAGATATGCGACACATAGCTGAAGTACCTATGGTAATTTGGCAAAAAGCATTAAGAGAAGGTTGGTCACAAGACTCAGCAAAATGGAAAGAGTGGCTAAACAATCCAGATAATAAAGTGTTTAGAACATGGCAAGGTAAAGTATGACATATTCAGAATTAAAAACAGCTATAGCAAATTATCTAAATAGATCAGATTTAACTTCTGATATTGATACATTTATAGATAATGTAGAAGCTGAACTAAACAGAAGATTAAGAACTAAAGATATGATTAAAAGAGCTACTGCAACAGCAGATGCTCAATATCTTGCAGTTCCAACAGATTGGTTAGAAGCTATAAATGTTGAAATAACATCAAATGATTTTAGTCCTTTGTTTCAACAATCAATAGAGTCTTTAGATGTTTATAGAAAAGCAAATAACAACTCAACAGGTCAACCAGTTTATTTTGCAATGGTTGATGACACTATTGAATTAGCACCAACTCCTGACACTTCTTATACCCTACAACTAACTTACTATGCTAAAATATCAGCATTAAGTGACAGCAATACAAGTAACTTTGTATCTGTTTCGCACCCAGACGTTTATTTATATGGTGCGTTAAAACATGCTTCTATTTATTTAATGGAAGATGAAAGAATACCAATGTTTACACAACAATTTGAAAAGGCATTGGAAGAAATGAGATTAGAACAAGAGAAGTCTGCATTTGGTAAAGGATCATTAATGATGAGACGCAGAACTTACGGAAAAAAACAAAAAAGAAATTACTATTACGGAAATTAAGAAAGGAGAATACAAATGGCTGGATTTTCAGATTATTTAGAAAACAAAGTCTTACTACATGTTTTTGGTGGTTCTGCTTATACAGCACCAGGAACTTTGTATGTAGCATTATATACAGTAGCACCAACTGATACAGGTGGCGGAACAGAAGTATCTGGTGGTGGTTATGTAAGACAATCATCAGCTTTTACTGTTTCAGGAACAAACCCAACTACCGCAAGTAACACAGCTGCGGTTGAATTTCCAACTGCTACTGCAAACTATGGAACTGTAGTTGCTGTAGGTATTTTTGATGCTTCATCATCTGGTAACTTATTAGCTTACGGAAACTTAACAGCATCTAAAGTTGTAAGTACAGGAGATGTATTTAGATTTAATACTGGTGATTTAGATATAACATTGGCATAAAATCGTGGCTACTATAGGCTACAACAAGGGTTATTATTCAAGATCAAAGTATAATGACTTAGCTTTTCAAGCAGAAGCAACCATACAAGCAGTATCTAATGTAACTGCGGTTGGTACTCAAGTCGATAGAACAACAGCAGTCATTCAGGCTGTATCTAATGTAAGTGCTACAGGCACACAAATTGACAAAGCAGCAGTTACTATACAAGCTGTTTCTAATGTAACCGCAACAGGTACACAAATAGATAAAGGAACATGCACTATTGCTGCTGTTTCTGATGTAAACTTTGAAGGATTTATTACTGCTAATGGTCAGTCAACCATAGCAGAAAATTCTAATGTAGATGCTCTTGGTGGCATTAAACATTTTGCTTCATCTACCATAAATCAAATAAGTGGATTTGAAGCGATTGGTGGTTTAAAATGGAATGATATTGTAGTTCCATCGGATAATTGGACAGATCAAATTGTTGCAAGTGCAACCTGGACAGATCAAACAAACCCCTCAACTACTTGGACAGAATTAGACAGACAAAAGGCGGCTTAGATGGCAGATACATTTACAACAAATTTAAACTTAACAAAACCAGAGCCAGGTGCAGCAGAAGATACTTGGGGTATTTCGCTTAATGCTGACTTAGATGCTCTTGATGCTATTTTTAGTACATCTGGTACACAAATAAATTTACATCCAAATCAAATAAATTTTGCTGATAATAAAAAGGCCATATTTGGTACAGGTGGAGATTTAGAAATTTATCATAGTGGTAGCAATAGTATTATTGCAGATGTTGGAGCTGGTGATTTAATAATTCAAGCTGGTAATGATTTAATTTTAAATGATCCAAACTCTGTTGAATATTTAAGAGGTAATCAAGGTGCTGGTGTACAAATAAATCATAATGGTTCTACCAAGCTATTAACAACAAGCACAGGTGTAGATGTAACAGGCATAACATTATCTGATGGATATAGAACAGCAGTAGATAATACAAATTATAATTTATTGACTAGAAATAGTTCAAATACTGCTGTTTATATACAACAAGCTGGTTCAGGAAATATATTAGATGTTCAATCAGGAAGTGCAGGTGCAGGACAAGGTACTTCTAGGTTACTCGTTAATTCTTCAGGCAATGTTGGAATCGGCACAGTTTTGCCAAGTCATAAATTAACAGTTGAAGGTACAACATCAGCTACAACAGCAAGAGTTAAGACAACCACAGGAAATTCTATTTTAAGATTATCAACAAACAACTCTGATTTCGCAATAATAGGTCAAGGCGGCTCAAATAGATTAGATATTTATGATAATAACGGTAGTTCAACTAGACTATCAATAGATTCTAGTGGACGATTAGGAATCGGTACAACTTCTCCGAGTTCTGCTTTAGATGTAACAGGTACAGCCACAATGGATGGTTTGACTTCTAGTGGCGATGTTAATATTGGTACTGCTTCAGCAACTTCAAGTGCAAAAGTAACGATACAAGCACAGGGTGCTAATGGTTCTGATGAAACTGCTTTGGTTTTAAGAAACTATTCAGCAGCACCTTTTACAGGTTTTGTAACAACAGAATATCAAGTTGGAACTGTTTCAATGGCAGAAATATCTGCTAATAGAGTAAATTCTACGAATGGACAATTAATATTTAGAACTAAACAATCAGGAACTATTACTGATGCTATAAAAATCGCTAACAACGGAGACATCTCTTTCTACGAAGATACAGGAACTAGCCAAGCTCTATACTGGGATGCTAGTGCTGAGTCTTTAGGAATAGGCACAACCT